AACCTCCTTTGAGGTTAGCTGCATATTTATCTTTGGGAAACCTTAGGTACGTATCAGTCTGTTACTGGATCCCCAAACACGCCTTCGAGTCAAATCGATCTAGCGGATTATTTGAGGATCACTCAAATATGGTCAGTAACTATGGCTGTAACACAGCTCAACTATGTCGTAATTAAGTTAGTCGGATTCGTCCCCGGCTCGAATCAGAAGCTTAGCAGGCTAACCTGATGGAAAGACCGAACGCCACATAGTTGGATCAATACAATAAATAAAGCTACAAAATTAAATAACTTTACTTTTGGACGATCTAAACAACAATTATCTAAATGGATTAAACTCAAAGAGTTTAAACCATATTTAAAAGTTGTCCTATGGGTCTGCCAGGTAGAACAATTTAGTAGACCCCTTTCTTTATTATTGGACCGTATAATGTTACTAGTGCGAAATCACGGTTTTAATTTTACTTTTCAGTATCTTAAAATCGCGATGCACTGTAGTATTATGGCCTATAATAATACTCCTTTATTCGAGGTTTCAACACCCCGAGTTAAAAGAGACGCTAAAGGATATCCAACGATAATTCCTAAGCCCTTGAGAACTATCTTAATCGATAGAACTCATATTGAGCATATCAGAATCACGAAGGCAGTCTTTACTGTTTTAAGTGTTTTCAGAACTTTTGCGACAAGGGTTAAACCGTCTATGGATAATTTAATATTACCATTTAATGGTTTGGCTCGCGAGTTGAATTACTCCGAGTTAGCCCGAGCGTTAAAAGCGATGAAATTATATTCATTAAGATATCGACCCTTTCGTGGGTTTATATCTGAATCAGCCGGACCAAATGGTAAGAAAGCTACTTGGACTTCTGGAATAGATGCTTTCGCATTTATCGAGAATCCTAGACAACTTTATTATTTCTCTCGTCTGGCGCTAGGTACAAAAAGTTATAACTACCTTTTATGGTTGTATATAATTCTATTAACTAGCGGACCAATCTATATAATCTTTAGATTACTTAGATTAGTTGATCCGATTAAACTTGGAAAATTATCCATAGTTTATGACCAACCAGGTAAAGCCAGAGTAGTTGCAATAACTAACTGGTGGGTGCAACTTGCGTTGCTCCCTTTACATGATGGTATATTCGATAAGTTACGTGGTATTCCAGAAGATGGAACAATGAACCAGGATCTGGCCTTAGATAATTTATTATCTAAAGCAGACACTAGTCATAAATTCTATTCTTTTGATTTATCCGCCGCGACAGATCGTCTTCCTATAGATGTTCAGGTACAAATCCTAAGACTCTTAAAAGTAGACTCTCTAGCTTGGAAAGGATTACTAGATTTTGCTTGGTTTTACAAAGGAGCATATGTCAAATACTCAGTTGGGCAACCAATGGGTGCATATTCTTCCTGGGCAATGTTGGCTTTAACACATCATGTTATTGTTAAACTTGCTGCATGTAGAGCGGGTGAATCTAACTTTACTAATTACGCACTTCTTGGTGATGATATTGTTATCAATCACGACAAGGTAGCCGAACAGTATAAAGTCATAATGGCCACATTAGGTGTTCAAATAAATCTTTCAAAATCACTAATCAGTAATGATTTAGTTGAATTTGCTAAAAGATGGAAAGGACCCGGGTGTGATATCTCTCCTTTAGGAGCGGGTAATATACTCGCCTCTGTAAGACAGAAATATTTTATTGGTTCAGTATTTACTGAAGGTGTACGTAAAGGATTCTTTCAAGATAGGCCTGCATTAAGATCCACAATGGGTAAATACCCTTCAGCTTATGCTAAAGTTATTTACTCAGCAATGTGGGCGTCTATGGGTATTCTGGACTCCCCTATAGTTCGACGGCAATTGAGCGCTTCCGCGTTGAATTGCTACGTACTGAACCGGGTTATGAGTCAGAATAACATAAACTATTGTTTATGGCACGGGCTTTACCCCGTGATTCTTAATAAAATATTAAGAAGTTTGGATTCTATCCAACGTAACGACGAGAAATTCCAACAAAGTTGGTTTAACACCGTAGTTAGTAAAAATAGATATCTTGCCTTTTTAGAGCAAGTGTTTAGAATTACTACACCATCTTTCTGGTTGTACTACTTGTCCTTCGCCCGAGATTACGATAAAGCTCTAAAAGAGTATCAAGATTACCAACTTTTGGAAGTTGGAATGGAGACATTTTATCCACCTGAGCACTTATTATCTATGCCTCACGTCCCCAATGGTTTATCCATTGATTGGCGTGATCGTAGAGCGGTTAAAGATTTAAGCAAATTCTATAACTCACTCGAGATAGCATATCTTAGAGCTGTTAATGGAATTGCCCCAGATGATGATAGATTCTAATAGGGTTAGTGAGACGAGGTCACACTAAGCTGCTTATACCGCAATCAAGAGAGACGAGCCCCAATAAAATGGAACTCGGCCAAACGTCTAAGCACTCCGGACGGAGTAAGACTTGATTGGACAGAACTCATAGGC